ACGCTAACCGGCGACCCAACGTGGGTCAACGAAATCGGCGCAAGCGCAACACGCTCAATGATCTCACAAGGCGTGGGCAACTCCGTCACCGCAGGTGCGGCAGTCGGAGCGCCCGGTATCAACAATCTGGTCGCCGACCTCTCGGCCGCAACAGCGGCAACGATCAACAGTATCCGCCTCGCGGTTACAACTCAGCGCCTCCTTGAACTCGACGCACGCGGCGGTAGCCGATACGTCGAAAACCTCATGGCACACTGGGGCGTTCGCGCAAAAGACTATCGACTGCAAATCCCTGAATATCTCGGCGGTAGCAAAATATCCGTAACGGTCAACCCCATTGCGCAGACGGCAACGTATGACGCAATGACAGGTCCGTCGCCAATCGGCAATCTCGGCGCGGAAATGCACGCGTCCGGGCACAAAAAAACCTTTACCTATGCAGCAGAAGAGCATGGCTACATGATCGGGCTTGCCGTGGCACGCGCTACTCCAACGTATCAGCAAGGCACGCGCCGTCACTGGCTGCGCACAACTCGACTCGACTACCCCGATCCTGTCTTCGCGAACATCGGCGAGCAGGCGGTTAACACAGTTGAAATCTACCAACCAGCAAACAACAATCCCGCAATCGACGTATGGGGCTATCAGGAACGATACGCAGAAATGCGATATACCCCCAACGAAATTACAGGCGTGTTGCGATCAACTGCATCCGCCCCTCTGGACTGGTGGCATTACTCGGAAGAGTTCGCAACTGAACCTGCGCTTAACGCGGCATTTATCACCGACAAAACACAGGAAACCTTAGAGCGGTCGCTTGCAACCGACTCTGCCGATCAGTGGTCCGCGCAGATTATCATGGATGTAATGCACGACAACACCGTGGCACGCCTTCTGCCCACTTACGGCGTGCCCGGACTGGTACGGTTCTAATGGACCCCGTAACCGCATCAATCCTCGCCGGTATCGGCGGGGACATCATCGGAGGCATCTTCGGAAGTTCATCGACGAAGAAAGCCAACAAGGCCAACATCCAACTACAACGGGAGAATCAAGCATGGATGAAAGAGATGTCCAACACATCGTATCAGCGATCCACGCAAGACATGTTAGCGGCGGGACTGAATCCGATGCTTGGATTCTCTCAAGGCGGCGCGTCGACGCCGTCTTCGTCCGCGGCTACAGTAGAGCCAAATATGGCGATGAGTCGCGCGACAACGAGCGCTGCGAGCAAAGCGATGATGGCCGCTCAAATATCTCTGACGAACCAGCAGGCAAGGAAGGCAGCCGCAGAGGCTGACTACACGCAAGCACATACCGCCGCAAACGTACCGGAACTCTCGTTCCGGTCGACTCAGGAGTCCAATCGCATGTCAGCGGAAGTGGACAAAATAGTGGCGGAAATTAACCAACTGAACACACAAGGAAAGCTCACCGATGCGCAACGCGAACAGGCGTTAGCGCAAGCAAAACAACTCCGCGAAATGCTTCCGTACTTGAAGGAAGCGAGCGGCATTGACACTCAGCTCAAGAAATACCAAACCAATTCCGCGAAAGCGGAATCTGATCTTTGGGAAGACGCTGGCGAGGAAGGCAAAGCACTTGGCCTCGCCGGCAAAGCACTGAAACTCTTCAAAGACCTCGCCATACTCACGAAGGACCGCAAATGAAACTGAACTACGAACAGTGGAATAACCGCGCACGCTCTCTGGCGTTCGTCAACACGGAACCAACGAAAACCGACCAATCTGGTGCCGCCGATACAGATATCAATGTCATTGTCAAGCGCTACGGTGTATATGGCACTGTGCCGGCAGGCAAGAAACAGCCGCAATTCGGCGTGGATATGTCGGAGATACCTACCGACCTCGCCGATGTCATCGAGGCAGCACGGATGCTCGAAATTTACCGGGGCGAACTGCCCCCGGCGCTTCGCGCAATCAACATCGATGATCTAATCACGATGACACCAGACGCAATTGCGTCTATACTCAATCCGCCGGCACCGAAGCCGGAAAACAAAGAGACAACAACGTGAGAATCTACGCAGTAAAAGATCGCATGATCGAATACTTTCTGGTACCATTCGCAGCACCGACCGACGAACAGGCGATGGCCGGTGTCGCCGAATCGGTAAACGGCGAACGGGTGTCTGCGATTTCGCAGGCACCGCATCACTTTGAACTACATTTACTCGGAGAAATGAATGAAGACGGCAACATCTTCCCCAAACGCGAACTCCTCTGCGACTGCAGCACCCTCATTCGTCCTCGACGGGAATCCGCCGAACGCCAAACTCGCGTGGTTGAAGACCCAGCGCGAGTATCATCAAACACAGTTAACGGAGCTGGAAGCAACGCCGGTACCCGTACCTAAGCTGTACATCAAAGCGAGAAATTCAAATATCTCGCGGATGAAAACGCTCCTCCGAGATATCGACGAAGCAATCTCGTGGGAGGAAAACAAGACGAAAGTCTGAAGCGACGATAGTCGCCTAGCCCTTCTGCTACTAGATCTAGAAGGGCTAGGTGACACCGTCACCCTAACCCCCTATAATCGGCCCGTAGCCGATTCACCCAACCTAGGAGCAGCCATGCGACGGAAAAGCTCGTTCCGAGCTCACAACAGGTCCTACAAGCGGGCGAAGTCCCGTACCAGGGCGATCAACAGCCCCGCAATGGTTCTGCGTGGTGGACGCCGGCTCTAATGCCGTGCGCCAGCCCGCTGACCGCCTATCGGCCCACCAATGGTGGGCCGGTTCGTTTCAGCCGACCCCAACAAACTACCTACACACCAATCCAACTCCCATGCGGCAAGTGCATACTCTGCCGCGAGGAACACGCACGCCAATGGGCAGTGCGCATTACCAACGAGGCATCTCTGTGGGAATTCAATTCATTCGTGACGTTAACGTACGATGATGAACACCTACCGGCGAACGGACAACTAAACTACAAAGACCTTCAAGACTTCTGGAAACGTCTAAGAAAGAAAGTCGGACCCCTTCGCTACTACTCTGTAGGCGAATATGGCGATAAAACGAATCGCCCCCACTACCATGCATGCATCTTCGGGCATGCATTCCAGCATAACCGCACAATTCTGCGGACAGAACCATATCTACTATGGACAAATCCCACGCTCTTAGAAACGTGGGGAAAAGGACATGTCTCCGTAGGAGCACTCACCTTTCAAACAGCACAGTACACCGCAAGCTATGTAACCAAAAAGCTCGGCTATATGCACAGATACACACAGCTCGACCGCGAAAGCGGCGAACTTCTGGACATGGTCCAACCCAGAGCCTTTATCAGCAACGGCGGTGGACGTCAAACAGGAAGGCAAGCCGCTATCGGCAAACTCTTCCTAGAAAAACACGGAGATCACATCTACGCTCACGACTCAGTCGTGATTAATGGCAAAGAACAAAAGCCTCCGCGCTACTACGACAACTGGCTCAAACAGCGATCAGAAATCGCGCTACAAATGGTCAAAGACCAAAGGACAAAAAATGTAATACCTCAAACACCAGAACAACTACGTGCGCGTGCGATTAACGCGCGCGCGCGAAAAAAACTGACTACAAAAACCATCTAGGAAACGACAGTGAACAGAAATAAAACAGCCAGACAGAAAAACTTTGCCACCGTACCTAGGAGCGACATACCGCGCTCCAAATTCAGAATGCGCCAAACGCGCAAACAGGCATTCAATGCCTCAGAACTCGTGCCAATCATGTGCGAAGAGGTTCTCCCGGGAGACGTCTGGCAGCACAAAGAAAGCATCATGGCACGCCTCGCGACTCCGATCGCACCCGTGGTCGACGACCTCGACCTCGAAACCTTCTACTTCTTCGTGCCCAACCGCATCACGTGGGACCGAAACAAATGGGAAGACTTCATCACCGGCACAGACACAAGCCTCGTGGTACCGACGATACGCCCGGTCGTCACGGGCGTCGGCGGCGTACTACTCGCGAACGGGCTGTTCGATCACTTCGGACTCTTGCCGCAAACCTACTCCGCCGATCTCTACGTCAACACGCTCCCGATATGGGGCTACTTCACGATCTACAACCAGTGGTATCGTGACCAGAATCTTCAGGATGAATGGGAATGGGACGTCGACAACTGGACGGCGGAACTTAGCAACACCATCGTACAAGATGGTGTAACGTGGGAACAGCAGCTGCTGCGCGTGAACAAGCGCCACGACTACTTTACCTCCTCGCTTCCTTTCGCGCAGAAAGGAGCACCCGTTACAATGCCACTCGGCACAACTGCACCAATCGCCTACGAAGCAGGCACGCTAACCGGCGACCCAACGTGGGTCAACGAAATCGGCGCAAGCGCAACACGCTCAATGATCTCACAAGGCGTGGGCAACTCCGTCACCGCAGGTGCGGCAGTCGGAGCGCCCGGTATCA